GATGTGGATACAATATACTTTGATGAAGCACATAATGGTGTTCAGAAGAACTTTATTGGAGCAGTTGAGTATCATTCAATGTATGCAAATCGTTGCTATTTCTTTACTGCAACTCCAAAACATTCTAGCACACCATATAAAGCAGGGATGAATGATGAGGATATATTTGGTAAAGTATTGGTAAATGTTCCTGCTCCTAAGTTAGTGAATGATGGTGTTATTCTACCACCTAAAGTTGTAATTAAGGAGATAGAATTACCTGATGATAGTAGAAACAAGTATGAGCATGATTGTGATAGTATAGTAGCAACACTTGATGAGATTGATGTTAATAAAATCCTTATATGTGCAAAAGCAACCAAACAGATTGTTGGTTTAGTATCACAAACTGAATTTGTTAATCAATTAACTTATCGTGGATATTCCTGGATGTATATTACATCAAAGACAGGTGCAATTGTAGATGGTAAGAAGGTTGGACGTGAAAAGTTCTTCACTATTCTTAACACCTGGGGTAAAGATCCTGAGAAGAAGTTTATAGTTATGCACCACAGTATTCTCAGTGAGGGTATTAGTGTGAAAGGATTAGAAGCAGCATTATTCTTAAGAAATATGGATTATATTGGTATTAGTCAAACAATTGGTAGAGTTATTCGTAAAAGTAAAGATACAACTAAAACATTTGGATTAGTTTGTATTCCATGTTATAATAGAGTAGGAATTAGTACATCTAAAAGAGTTAGTGCAGTTGTTGATACTGTGTTTAACAAAGGTTTACCTGCTATTTCTGTTGTAAAAAAATGACTCTTTTTCAAGATCTTGCTAATAGTGTTATTGATCAGTATGAAAGATACCACAATAATGTTAAAATTGGTAATAAGGATGGTATTATGTTATTAGAATATGAAATAGGTTGTGCTATCTTTAGATTACCTAAAAAGAATGAGAAAGAGTTATTATGGACTGGATTTTCATCAGTTGAATCACTCAAACCTGGGGTAAAAAGGAGTAAAGATCATATATATCCACGTAAGATTGGTGCATATAAGTTATTTCATACTGATTGGACTAAAATAGAAGATAGTGGCAAATATGTTAAGGATTTGTATTATAATGAATTGGGAAGATATAACTTTGTAACACAAACAGAGAATAAAAGATTAGTTAAGTATCAAAAAAGATCAGTATTTACAACCTGGGAAGAAGCATATTCTAAAGCAGGTATTCAATTAGTAGAGGAAATTAAATGATGTTAATTGGGACCTCTGAATTGACCCTGTATTATAATGATGATTCTTATGAAACCAGAAGAAAAATATCAACAACTCTTTGAGCAAATGTATCAGATTTGTGAAGAGAATAACTGGGGAGATCCCTTTAGTTATGCACGTTCTCGTGAAATACATTTAGCAGGATTACTTGGTCATAGGGTTGCTGATGATTATTCTGGTGCAGATGCATATGATAATAATAACAATCCAGTTGAATATAAGTCCACTATTGGTAAGAAACTAACTGCAACATATAACGGTATTAGTGTACAGAACTCCTGGGAAGAGCAAGTAACATATTTGAAGGAAAATAAGATAGGAAAGTATAAACATCATTACTATGCTAGGTATAAATCAGGCAAGGTAATTGAGGTTTACAGATTACACGCAGATGTGGTATTATCAATATTATTACCACCTTTAAAGAAACAATTTGAAGATAAAAGAGTTAAGAAAGATCCACGATTAGGATACACTATTTCTAACAAACTCATTCTACAATATGGAGAGAAAGTATATGCTGGATAGTAAACAGTTAATGTATAGTAAGGGGAATAATGATGAATGTTATACTCCAGATTATGCTGTAAAACCAATCCTTAAGTATATTCCACAGGATGCAATTGTATGGTGTCCATTTGATACTGAGGAGAGTGAGTTTGTTAAACAAATACCTAACAATGTTCATTCACACATTAACACTGGACAGGACTTTTTTACCTATGAACCTGATAACTGGGATGTGATAATTTCAAATCCCCCATTTACAAATAAGAGGAAATTCTTTGAAAGAGCATTATCATTTAATAAACCATTTGCACTCATAATGACTAACACCTGGTTGAATGATTCTGCACCGAAGCAGTTATTTAAGGATAAGGACTTGCAGTTGTTAATGTTTGATAAGAGAATGAAGTTTATCAGTCCTGATGGTAGAGATAATAGCAAGATTACCTTCAGTAGTAGTTACTATTGTTGGAATTTGTTACCTAAACAAATAATTATGGAAGAATTAAAGATTAATGAATCACAAGCAAGATTACCATTATGACTGATAAGAAAGAACTCAAATCTATTGCACGTTTCTATAAAGATTGTGAGCAAGGATTTGCCACTAATGATGGTTACTATGCTGTTCCAATCCTGGGCAGTAAGACTAAACTAATGGTCATCTATAATGGTGAACATTTGAAAGAATGTAGAAATGAAACTTCTGCACGTAATTATATCACAAAACACAAAAAACAGTGTAAGTAATGTTAACTGGGACCTCTAAATTGACCCTATAGTGAAGGGGCATGGGTGACGTTCACTAATCGTCTTTAAATTGAACCTCCCTTCACATTCACTTAGCAGGGTTATTATGCCAGCAAAGACTACATCAACGCAGTCAACAAAATCCGTAAAAAGATCAACTCGTCGTCGTAAGTCTCCCGCAAAACTAACAACAATTCCATCTAAATCAGAGGCAGTTGTTGTTAAAGAAGTAGCAAAAGTTGCTCCTCCTGCACCTAAACTAACTTTTGAAGATTATCTTGAAGATTTTCAATCAAGAGTCAAAGTTCACAATTATGAGTTTAATTTATTTGTGAAAGATGTGCAGAAAGGTTATACTATTGTTCTCGACTTTAGCAGAAAAACTGTTAGTTATGTCAAAGATTCTTATGAACGTGCATTTGATTCAAAAACTGCTTGAATAACTTTCCTGGGGATATTGCATCCCCATTTTTATTACATTATGATATTATTATGAAAAACACTCACATTGAACATCCTGAAGATTCTATCCTAAATGGTGAACTTAGTGTTTTAAATTGGTTCACTGCTGATAGTAACATATCAACCAAGATTGATGGTGCTCCAGCAATAGTTTGGGGTCGCAATCCTGCAACTGATAGATTCTTTGTAGGAACCAAATCTGTCTTCAACAAAGTTAAGATTAAGATCAATGAATCACATGAGGATATTGATAAGAACCATCAAGGAAATGTAGCAACTATATTACATTCATGTTTTGACAATTTAACAAGAACTCATCGCATATTTCAAGGTGATTTTATAGGTTTTGGTGGCAATGATGGATATTGTCCTAATACAATAGCATACGAATTCCCAGGAATTGTTGATAATAATATTATAATTGCACCTCATACAGAATACATTGCAGAGAATGATTTAAGAGATGCAATATCATTTCCTTTAGAAGATATCCTGGAAAGTGATGATAATGTGCTGCATATTCAACCTAAAGTAATACTTGATGATAATAGAGATGATATTAAAGATAGGTGTGATTTTGCAAAACAAATGTCAACATTATGTGATTTCCCCGATAATAAACAAGTTGCAAGGATTAAGAAGCAATTAAATGCATGTATTCGCAATGGAATTGAGATAGATGATTTAACACAAGAAGCAATAGCAAGTGATAATAATTGTGATGTAAGTGTGCTGCGTTTATGGAAATTAGTGCAGACAATTAAGTATGACATGTTTAATCACATTGAGAGATATGATGAAATAGAATGTTACATTAATGATGAAGAATGTGATCATGAAGGTTATGTTTTACATAATGAATATGGCACATATAAAATAATAGATAGGGAGTTCTTCTCTTGTGCAAATTTTAACTTATCAAAAATGAGGTAATGTTAACTGGGACCTCTAAATTGACCCTATAGTGTAACTACGAATTAAAATAAATGAGATATTCTGTTCATTGTCCATCTGCATCTTTTGAGAATACTTCTTTTATAAACCTCGAAGATTGTTGGGGTTTATGTTTAGATCTTTCCGAAGAATACGGTTATGCAGAAGTCCGTCACGGTGATATTGTGATGGGTTCATACACAAATGGGCAGTAATCTTCTGTCCTTTTTATTAATCACTTTCTTTATTATGACTTTAACAGCAACACCCACAATCGCAGTATTTCCAGAAGAAAAACTCACTTTAGATCAAAAGATTGAAAAGTGGGTATGGCAATTATGCAGAAGTTTAGAGCAAAACTATCAATCAAAGTATCCTAATCGTGTAATTCCTGATGTGGTACGTGTTAAGTTTAGAATGGAATCAGGTAGAAAGTATTGGAAAATTATACAACAAGATTATGATACTTTCAGAGATAGAAATGAATATAGGGATGGAGGAGTTCATGCCTTTGTTGATAAGAATACAGGTGAAGTTTATAAACCTGCATCCTGGAAATCACCTGCAAAGATTGTTAGATATGATCTACGATTGATAAAGGATAGATTAAACTTACACAATCCTAATTTTACAGATTGGGCAGGTGGTTATCTATACTTAAGGTGATCAATATGAAATCAGCATTATTCACAGTTCGCATACAAGTTGAAGATGATCAAGAGATCAATCCTTTATACTTAAGTGAAGAATTACAAGCATCAATTAACAGCATGTATTGTTATCGAGATTCAGAAACTGGCGAATATTCTAACAATAAGATTGTAGGATATAAGTTTGAATATGATAACTTTGTTCCATTTACTTCAAAGGAGGAGTATTAACAATGCCTAAGCAATTATTCAGTCCAAGTAAACAAAATGTCAATAGATATACAAGGGCAGGTAATAACGGACGAGAGATAATGTGTCCTAATTGTGAACACTATTCCACTGTATATCAT